CCCAGATTACGGTATCTTTCGACACCGCAAGAGCGAACTTCCTCAACGGACTATCCGTTAAGATCAATTCGATAGCTAATATCACGTCCGGTTTCTCTACCGCCATCTAAGGCTGATAAAGATCTACATTCGAGTCCGAACGGATCAAGATGGCCAGACTCCCAAAGAGAAAGAATCGACGTAATGAGAAGAAGAAGAACGCAAACGCATCGAGGGTCCAAAATGTCCCCCGCACATTCGGGCTCTGGAAATCAACGGAGCGTATTAAATATACGACCGAGTTGAAATACCTTAACTCGAAGTGCAGGGCTATCAGATTGCACCCCGACCTCGTGGCGAACAATAGCTTTCCGACATACTGCTCTGCCTGGAAAATTGACCAGGTGGAGTTTGAGTTCGTGAGCTATATGTCTCCATTAGCAGGTCATGTGGGCTGCGTCTTCTTCGTGGTAATTCCGGCAAAGGGCCTCAACAGCAGAATATCAGCTGACGAAGCAGAGTCTCTTCAGAGCGCAATCCTGTGGGACGAAAAGGGAAGATTGAAAATCACCCCCATTTCGGGTCCCATCAGTCGGCATCCTTGGACGAACCTTTCACAGGTGGTCACACCGCCTCAGATACCCAAGGGTTCTACTGATGGCGAGCGCCAAGACCTGCAATCCGGATATTACCTCATTTTCGATTCTAGGAAGTTGTTCGGGAAGGATCTAGTAGACAAGCAATCGGTGCTAGGAGAACTCTCCTTAACGATTACCGCGACTTACTGGACTTCCCTGAGCTAATCACGCACCGTATGATGGGCCCCAGGCGAATTGCGCCATAGGCCTCTCACGTCTGGGGTGAGCCCTAGCCAAATAGGAAAACGATAAGCGCTTTGCATGCAAAATGAGTTGGGCCACAAGTGCCACTCGCAGCGAAGGCGGTCTGAGGTTTCCCCCTGGCGGTTACTTCCATATCTTTGGGAGATAACTGGG